GAGCTGCTATATGATTGCTCAAACATTTGATTTGCCACTTCTGGCGGAATATCTTGTGAAGCACAAAGCGATCTAACAATTGCCTTATAAAATGGATCAAAATTAACTTCACTTTCGTTTGTTGTAGATTTTAATTTAGCTCCTTTTGGTAAGTTCAAAACTTGACCACTTGTCGATTGTCTTAACGCCTGAGCAGTTCTTCCGCTTTCTTCAAAAGTATTATCTTCATTGGTAACATTAGCGACTTTCCTAGCTCCAAAATTGCCGATAGGATTTTCTCCAGTTGATGAATCATCGTGTTCAAAAGTATAAACTAAATCAGCCATTTTTTCAGCCTTTGAAACGGAAGCTTCAACAAATCTATCTAATTTAGATATTTTCTCCATTATAGAGCTGATTTGAGGAATACCCCTGTGATGATCTACTCGGTGTTTACCGCCATAGATCATCCAAACCATTATATTTCCTCTTGAATCTTTAGCCTTTATTCTCTCGTAATCAGCTAGGTTATTATTTTTATCAGTTTTTACCCAAAATGCAATATGCTCACCCTTTGGACTAACTTCAACACCTTGTACTATTTTGTTTTTATCCCCTTTGCCGTTATCATCAAATGGTGTTTCGATTTGCTCGCCGTCAATTAACTGTATTTTTATTCCTGTTTTTTCTAAACGCATTACGATTAATCCGTCACCACCCAAATAAGCGGTTTTAAACGCATCACTAGCCTTTGCGTGTAAGTTTTGACGACCTGAGTAGTCGCTTAATTTAGATTTAGACCAAAGATTAAAAAGCCTTTCTTTTTTTACTATATTTTCGTCACTTACTTTATCGTAGCCTAATAACTCAAGAACTTGGTTATCTGGCTCATATTCAAACTTTAATCCAGTACCTACGCACCATTTAAAGAATTTTCCAGTAATTAGCTTAACTAAATCGGTTTTAAGATCTAATTCATAAGCTCGAAGCCTTAATTTTAGATGATCTGGCTTTAAGTCGTATATATCTCCAAGCTCTCCAATGGTTTTTTCACCGTCGAAAGCAGCAGAGTATACTAGGTTTTGAGTACGCGGATAGGCTGGCATGTAGTTACCGCCAAAACTATTAGGATCTAAGGGTTTTAAGCTACTATTTTTACTAGATTGATCGTTTTTTTGCTCAGCTTTTTTTGGCTGTTTAGATTCTTTTTTGAAAAAGTCATTCCATGCCATAAATTAATTGTTTAATCGACCCCTTAAAATGGTTATTCTTCCATTATATCTGTTAATATACATCTGTAATTGCGTATCTAATGCGTGTATTCCTTTGATAATTTGATCTAAAGACCTAAACTCTGTGCTTATCTTAGTTTGTCCCGTATCTAAGGTATAAGAGGCAGTTCCAGAATCATCTATTGCGCTAGCCATCGTATCATACATAAGATCGATTAAAACCTCTATAGCTTCAATCTTAGCCTTATTGGAGGCTCTTGATGTAATATATTCTGAAATACTATAAATGTATATTCCCATATATGCAAATATAATAAAAAAAGCTATTGCGGTTAACAATAGCTTTTTTTATTTTTTTAAGAATACCTCCTAGATGTTTTATTTTTGAAGTTCAATAGATTCAACTTCTTGATATCCAAAAGAAACATAAAAAGCACTTATAGCACCTAATACACTGTAAGCGCTAACTATTTTATCATCATTTACACATCTAGCATTGTAAGTAACTTTGTATTTTTTCATGGCTTTCTAGTTATCATTAATTATTAAAACATTTATATCATCGGTAATTTTGAAATCATAATGCTCGGTATTATAACCGCCATAGGCTAAAGTGTAAAGAATTGAACTTTTTGAAATAACTAACTCGGTTACAATCCTTTTTTCTCTTTGAATATCTGTAATTAAATAAACAAAATCTCCAATATCAAATTTGTTGTCTATGACCATCATTTTGTTTTATTTATTACTATTCCTTTTTTGTTAAACTTTAAGCCGTGCAAAGGACAGGTTTTTACCCCATCTTCGTCAGCTTTGACTTGGCTCAAATCATATCCCCTATGAGGACATTTTCCTTTATGAATACATTTATTTTTTAGTTTTGACTTTTCGATTAAAGAAACATCCGTAATTCCTGTAAAATCTTCGTTTAAAACTGGTAATAAATGATATTCTAAATCTCCAAAATCTTTCTCAGGTCTTAATTCAGTTGCAAATATGTGTAAAGAATGAGAATTTATAACTGTTGGAAAATTGCCGTCGTTTTTATGATTTATAAATCTGTAATCTAAATGAAAATGACTTTCTTTTTGACCATTCTCAACATCGTTATGAGGATGATTAATGATTGGTAATACAAAAATCTTAGTATTCTTTTTAATTTTTACATCTAACCAAATATTTTCTTCATCTTCTAATTCTCTTTTGACCAGACAAGGTACTAAGAATATTTCTCCCTTTATTAATGGTCGTTGCGCTTCTTCAACTTTCATGATTTATTTTTTTTTATTTCCAGTAAGTTACTTTCCAGTTAATATTTGGCATATCAAAATGGAATCTTTTTTTAGTTATAAAATATGTGCAAAACGATTGTTTTGTTTCTCCATCGCAATCGATTAAAACCTGATATTTTTCTTCTTTATCAGGTTTTTTATCTTCGATTTTATTCCAGTTTTGAAAAGTTATTTTTTTCATCTTACAAGTATATCACTACCTACATAGCTAGGTCTACTGTGCATTTCTATATCACACATTTTTTGATTAAAAACTATATAATCATTTTTAGGAAAGTTATCCATTACAAATAAATGATATTTGTTTTTAGTAGCGTTTGTTTTGTTTGCACATTTCTTAGCTAGTTGGTTTATTGTAAGATTTTTCATGGTGTATCGTTTTTAAGTACACTACAAATATAAAACACAAAAAAACATAATAAACTAATATTAACAAAGTTTTAATAGTTTGCTCTTGCTTTTACTTTTATATCTGCGCCTTTGCTTTGCTATTCACTTACAAACTCAACAAAACTCGCCCAATCTAAATGTCTAAATCTAGAAGGGTTACTTCTTTTTATTAGGTCCATGAAAACATATCTAGCCGCTAAATTATAGATCTCTACATCCCAAAAGTGGTTTTCTGTCATGCTTGTTTTTTTATCCCATTTGAATCCAACTACTTGACCGTTTTCTTTTACCTCTTTTCGTTGCTCACTTTCAAAATGTTTAAAATATTCCTTAAAACTATATTTACCGTCCCTCGGGTTTGGAAAATTCATAAACCCTGGAGGTTGTGTTCCATCATCTGTTTTTCTTAGCTTCATGTAGCTTGCCAGTTCATCTTTTAACTGGTCGACCTCTGCAATATATAGCTTTGGATTTTCTCGGCTTCTCTTAACGGCTGGCGTGTCCTTTAAATCAGATCTAAACTTTTTATCTGACCTACCTTTAATTCCGTACACTGGATTATCTCCGTCATACATATTGATAAATTGATCGGCATATCTAGTGAAGTTTCCAGTATCAACTATCGAAATACTAATTATGTATTCAGTACCACTTTGACCAATTATATCCCTTTTTATTATTTTATCCAAAATAGGCCATACGCTGTTTTTCTGACCATGCATGTAAGTGTATTTTTTTCTCTCATGATCTTTTTCAATTTCCTTTTTTGATTTTGTATGTTTACGCTTAAAAGTTCCAATGGCTCCTTGATCGATTGAATATTTTACACCATTTGCAGCATATGCGGAAATTGCCCAATCGATTCTTACATCTTCAATATCTTCATCGGTATTCATAATTCCTCCAAGGTCAGCAGCAAGAGATATAAAAACAATTTCGCCGTTTCCGTCCTCCTTTGATAGCTCATCTGGTATTATTCCAATATCATAGGTTCCCGTATTTTTCATTAATTGCATGATCTTTGGAGCCTCGCCACGTTCCTCAAATGGTAAACCTAGCCGAACATTGTAAAACGCTTTTAACATGTCAACGTTTACGGGTTTTTTTGGCGGGCATGCTTCCAAAAATTCTTTTACAAGATCTTGCCAGCTAAAAAAGCCAGGAGGTATTATAAGCGAATTAATATAATAGCTTTTATAATTTTCCTCTATTGCTTGAGCCGTTGCAATCCATTTGCCGCTTCTGTTTAATTTGTTTTTTGATTTTTGGCTAACCTTATGGCCACAGTGTGGACATTTATATCTTACACTATTTTTTATTAGTTTATTGTTTTCGTCAGTTTCCCAGACTATTCCAGCGCGTTTGTTGTTAGGTAAATTAATTTGAAAATCCGTAGGCATCCAACCATCGCATTTTTCGCAAAGCCAATGCCATTTTCTCTGGTCCCCTTGCATGTAAGATTCATAAACGTTTGACGATTGGGTTTCTGTAGGCGTGGAAATAACATACATTTTCGCTAAATTACCATAGGAGGTTTGACGCGCTTCAACTAGCTTTCTAATGCTTCCCTCTTTTTTATCACTTTTTGGAGCAGCATCAAAGTCATCCATGAGAACAGTCTTAACACTGAAAAATCTAAACTTACTTGCATTATTAGTTCCTTCAATAATTGCGGACCCACCAGCAAATTCTTTTGAAAGATCGGTGTCTCCAGATCTCTGGCCTTTCGCTCTTATCGTGTTTGGCCTAATAAGATGTTTCAAGTTACTGGCTTGCATAATATTGTCAAACCGCTCCCGAATTGTTTTTTTTGCCAAATCTTTATCTCCAGCAGTAAACAAAAAATTATCTGGATTTTCAGAAATTATGTAAGCCATACCAGGAACCACCAAACCTTGAGTAATTCCAGATTGTGCGGATTTCATTACCGCAACCATTTTAGTCGGATCGCTAGGGTGTAACGTGTCAACAATTTCACGACAATATGGCGATAAATCGTAACTCATTCTCCCGTTAAATCTCGATACTTCTTTTGGTAAAAAAATATTATCCTCAATCCATTGGCTCGGAATCTCTTTTACAGATTTATAACTGTATAGTTTTTCTTGAAAACTATTTACTTTGTCTTTCCATTGCTCTGCTATCATTTTCTTTTGCTATGCTCTGCTATCATTTTTTATTTCCTTTGCCCTCTGTTTAAAGTTTCTGAATATTCCTCAATTGCGTTATCTAATTCTTGTTGAGATAGGTCTTTTGATTTTTCCACGTTTAAATTTATTATTGTGGAAAGTTTACCTGTGATCTCCGCTAATTTATTTCGATCCCCTTCCGCTAAGATCTCACAATATACGCTAGCTAGGTTCTCGGCGTCACTTTGAAAAGTTGAAAAAATACTTTTGTTATGAATGTTTAAAATTTGAAAAACTAAATCAACTGGAATTAATTTACCCGCCATTTTTTCAATTTTTAAGCGCTCATGCTCTGCTCTGTATTCTACTAGCTCAGCATCCGCTTTCTTTTTTCTAGTGTTCCAATCAACTATTAATTGGCTATTTAAATCAGCAGCACTTGGAGGGTCGTTATCTTCTTTGTTTTTGGACCTGCTATCGGTTAAACCGATGTTTGTTTTTGCAATTGGTTTTTTACTTTCCTTTGCTGTAGCGGTTTCTTTTGATTTGTTTTCGGATTTGTTTTTTGGTTGTTTTTTTTTAACCACCTCTACGACCTCAGTATGAACCTCATTTATAGATCTATTTTTATCATCAAACTTTTTTTGATACCTATCAAAGAAGGCTTTATTTTGGGCGTTCTCGGTATTTATTTTTCTGAACTCTACAACTAAATTATTTCTACCAACGTTTGTGTTAATTACTTGAGCGTTCGTATGACAAAGAGCAGCAAATTCTTTTCTAGTTAGTTTGGCCATTATTGGTTTATTATACGGATGCACTTGTTTATTTTGATTAAACTTTCTTCATAAGATTTAATATTTTCTTTTTGCTCCTCTAATATATTAGCAGCATTATGTAAATTTTCATAAACTGTTCTTTGATTTTCTAATATTTCTAATAGATTTTTCATAAATTTTATTTTTTTAGTTTTTCAAATCTTAAAGTGTATTTTTTTCCATTACATTTATAAGAAGCATCTATATAGTTTGGTATTTCTAAAACATCCATTGTTCCTATTAAAGTTTTTCCAATTTCTTGTAATAAACTGTCAAATTCTTTTTTATTTTTTTCGCTTAGTTTTTCCATAGCTTCCAGTATTTTAATCTGTTATTTTTTTACACCTAAACCCTATATTTTACAAGGGTTTTTAATTTGTTATATAACAAATATAAGATAATTTATTGCAAATGAATATAACAAATCGCAAATCTGTGAAAAATGCCTAAAGATTGTGGTGTTTAAAGTATTGCATAATTTAACAGAACCTCTGAAAGTACCTAAAAAATTTAGTGTCTAACATACCACACTTAACGCCTAAGACATTTAAACAACACACGCACACACATATAAGTAATTAATAAATACAGTTGCTTAGAAGGCTTTAAAATCACTATTTATTTTACTGATTTGCTTTAATAAAGAATAAATTAACAACTTAACGAGTAATATTATCAATTATATTCTGTTTGCTGCTTTTTACTATCTCATTTGCTACTTTTTACTATAATAATTATCTATAGTTAACATCATTAATAATAGATTAAGTTTATATAAATAAAAAAATAGTGCAACATTATAGTAAAAAAGTGCATCAAAACAACTAAATAATATTGATGCACACCTTTGATGCCCACCCCTTAACTAAAGATAATACATTGAATACGTGATAGTTATAGTTAAGATAGTGCAACACTTGGTAAAAAACCCCTATAACTATTATAGAATAATATAAAAGTTAGGGTAATATTTAGAGAATGTTGCACTTTTTACTCATAAAACGTTGATAATCAAGTATTTAAAGGGTGTGCATCAAGGGTGTGCATCAGAATGTTGATGCACTTTTACTTTATTATGCTGCTATTATTACTAAAACTTTGTTAATGAATGTATATATAAAGATGTTGTATCTTATGTTTGTATCATCAAAACAACTAAAAAAAAATATATTATGAGCCATTCAATGATTTACCCAGAGTTAGGAGAAACAACAAAAGCAGCAATAGAATACAAAGTGACGTATGGCGGAAAGTTTTACGTAACTACAGACCTAGAATTAAAAGCTCAAGGCCTTAAATTAGTCGGTGATGGTAGCGATCACAAAAGAGGTAAAAAGACTTATACTGCTACAGAAAAGGCTATGGATAAATTAAAAATTAATCATGAGGTTTGCTATATTGCAAGCCTTTAATAAATAAGCAAAATGAAAAAGGTAAATTTAGAAAAGACAGAAGTTTTAAAAGTTAGTGATTTAGATGATACCCAAATTATAGGAGTTAAATCTTTGCAACATAAATATCAAGTTGTTAAGCTAGACAGAAGGTCTACTGAGTTAAATAAGCTTTGCTATCAATTAGTTTATATTGGAAGTCATAATAAATATAGAAATGCTTATGGGAGTAGTATTGAATCTTTATTAAAAGGATTAGATGAATCGACAACTCAAGTTTTTGTGTTTGATAATATTAAAGAATTTTATGGATGGTTATCAGAAATGAATTTTGATTAATAAAGCAAATAAATTATGAAAAAAGTAAAGCAATGGTAAAATGTACTTGCAAAACGGAAACAATTGATGAGCATTTTTGCCCTTACAAAGCTGATATTTATGATGATTATGAGGATTTGTGTAAATGCTGTGATGTATGTACTGAGGAATGCGCATGGGATGTTTAATTTATTTATGCGCAGTTCTTTATCTTGCCACTATTAAAAAACTACAAAACGACTTATCTAATAAATCTAAAAATTAGTAAGTTTGTAGCCCTTAAAAAGACACTTAACTAAATGAAATATAAAACCAAAACTGATAAAGATAGGTTTGATGAGTTCGACACCTCATTTGAAGCTCATCAGAAAACAGGAAAACTAAAAGAACAATTTACTTATTTAGCTTTAAAATATGACTTTCGGCATAACATTGTATTAAGCCGAAAGGAGTTTAGATATAGTTACCACGACAATAAAAAGAAAACAATATCTAAAAGCGAATGGCAAATATTAACCGATTCAGACGTTAACACAATACGTCTAAAACTTATAAGCGAAGATTTGCCATTAGTTGAAAAAGATCTTAGAACTTATATTGATTCTAAAGACACCTGTTTAAGATATAATCCATTACAAAATTATTTTAATGATTTGGATGATTGGGGCGGAGATCTTGACCATATAAGCGATTTGGCGAAAACCTGTAAAACGGATAATGATGATTTATTTCAAGTGGTCCTAAAACGATTTTTAGTAGCTTCTGTTGAATGTTTGCTTAATGAGGATGCAGTTAATGACATTTGCTTAATAATGCAAGGGGCGCAAGGTGTGGGTAAATCCAGATGGATGAGAAAGTTATTACCAAACCAATTCATGAGAGAATATTATTACGAGGGGCCAATCGATACTGGTAAAAACGATCATGTAGAATATTTAAGCAAATGTTGGTTTATCAATTTAGAAGAGTTGGAAGTCATGAATAAAAATAGCGTTAACTCGCTTAAAAGTTTCGTCACTAGACAAAGGATAAACTTTAGAAGATCTTACGGTCATTTTACGGAGGATTATTTAAGGCGGGCTAGCTTTATTGGATCTGTAAACGACACTACTTTTTTAACCGATATGACCGGTAATAGAAGGTGGTTAGTTTTTAGAGCTTTAGAAATTGACCACATGCATGATTTAAACTTAGATCTTATTTGGTCCCAGGCTTATTCTCTTTATTTAAGCGGTTATAGAAGTTGGTTTAATTTAGAGGATATTGCAAAGATAAACGATAGAAACGAACAATTTAGGGATCAAAGTTATGAAGAGGAATTGATTATACGATTCTTTAAGTTTCCAGAGAGTGAAAAAACTTACGGTGAATGGTTGTCAAGCTCGGATGTAATTGATTTTCTTAGCGCGCAAAACAAAAGCCAAGCGGCAAAGTACAACGCCAGAGGAATTGGCCGCATACTAGGAAAAAACACAGATATGAAAAAAAGATCTGGCGGAGTTACAAAGTACTATTTAAAAACTGTTGTCGATTCTAGTATTAATAGTGGCGGCGAAAGCGGCTCAGAAAGCGATGTATTTAAAAGCGTAGATAATAATGACGATTTACCTTTTTAATAACTAACAAAAAGAAAGAAAATAGACATGAATACACAACAAACCCTTTGGCCAAAACCAATAGTTAAATCAGATATAGTTTTTACGCCAGTTTATGTTAGTCAACAAATTTTAATTCATTTACAACCTTATGGAATTTGTTTAGATCCTTGCATGGGAGATGGAGCATTTTATAATTATTTACCTATAAAAAAACAATATTGCGAAATAAGCAAAGGAAAAGATTTTTTTGATTTTAATAATAAAGTTGATTGGATTATTGGAAATCCTCCATATAGTATTTTTGAATATTTTTTAAAACATTCATTTGAAATTTCTGATAATGTAAGCTATTTAGTACCGACTAATAAAATATTTCAAAGACAGGTAATAATGGAAATGATAAATAATTACGGAGGAATTAAAAGCATTATTATTTATGGAAGCGGTCAATTAATAGATTTTCCATTTGGTTTTTCAGTGGGAAATTTCCACTTTAAAAAAGGCTATAAAGGAGAAACAAAAATTATAATGGGTATGAAATCAATTTTTACAAATTAACAATTAAAAATGTTTTAACTATGAAAAAAGTAATAATAGAAAGTCCATACGCTGGAAATATAGAGCAAAATATAAAATATGCTAGAGCGTGTTTAAAAGATAGTTTAACCCGTGGCGAAGCTCCACTGGCTAGCCATTTATTATACACTCAAGACGGAGTTTTAGATGACGGCATAAAAGCAGAAAGGATGCAAGGCATAAATGCTGGATTGGCTTGGGTAGAATTTGCAGATATACACGTCTTTTATATTGATTATGGAATGAGTAAAGGCATGAAAGATGCTTTATTATACTCACTTACTAAAGGTCTAGAAGTCGAATATAGAAAGTTAGTACAATTTTAAAGCATGTATAAAATTTCAATTTTTGAAAACGCAAGAAGCAACGTTCCTCATAATTATGATCTTGACGACTGGTTAAGGCATACAATATGCCCAAAAGGTAGACTTAAAAGATCAATCGATAATTATAGAAATACTTTTTCTAAAAAGGATAAAAAAGCTTTGCCATGCATTACCGTTTCCGCCAGATTTACAAAATGGCGGGAGGAAAAGAATATAGTCGAAAAGATGCCGTTTATTTGCTTAGATATCGATAGAAAGACAAATCAGTGCGTTTCTATGTTGTTAGTAAAAGAACTGTTTATAAACCATCCTTGCTGCTATTATACGGGCTATAGCACTTCGATAGATGGCGTTTATTCCATTATGAAAATAAGCGATCCAGAAAAGTTGGATAAATATTTTGAATACTTTGAGGGCGCATTAAAAAAAATAGGAATAAACATAGATCAAAGCTGTAAAGATTATGCCCGTTTAAGGTTTTTTAGCTTTGATTCCGAAGCGTATCACAACACAGAGGCCAAAGCATTTAATCTAAAAAAACCAGCAGCAAAGAAATCTTACAACAATTACACAATAACAAGCGAAAGCGAAAAGGTTGATAAATTGATTGATGAGCTAAATAAATTTTCTATCGATATTACCTCAAATTATGAGGACTGGATAAAAATAGCAGGAGCCTTAAATAGTGAATTTGGAGAAAATGGAAGAGGTTACTTTCATAATATAAGTAAATATCATAAAGATTATTCCGTAAAAGGAGCCGATAAAAAATATGATAGTTGTAAAAAAATGAATAAAACAAACCTTGGAAGTTTATTTAAAATCGCAAGTGATTACGGGGCGAGATATTAATAAGTAGCAAGCGCGCCAATAAAAATAATAAACGCTAAAAAAAGAAAATTATGGAGCATAAAATTGAATTAAAATTAAAGGTTGCAACCTCTAAAGACTTTATTGAATTTAGCCACTTTAAAGCTGATAAAAAAAGCCGGGTATTTAAAATGAAAATCGGTTATCCGTTTTGGCTTATTAATTCTAACGGAATTATTGAAGAGAAAAACTATTGTATAAAGGAGGATATGGATAAGGATGAGTTTAAAATACTATTGATGCGTGAGCAGGTTTTGGTTTGCGATATTGAGGATGAATTTCCTAAAACATAATTTTACTAAAACTTTGTTAATAACTATTTAAGAAGCGTATCTGTTTCTTACATTTGTTAAAAAATAATAATCATGAATGTAAAAATTAGAGTATGGGACAAAGCTTCAAATAAGTTTATTTATGATATAGATGAATTACAAAGAAATCCTAGTGTTACATTTTCAAAACTATTAAATGGTAGTGATTCTCTTTTAAAACCTGAGTTATTCACAGGCTTTAAAGATAAAAACGGAGCAGACATTTACGATGGTCATGACTTGTCAAGCTTAGTAAAAACTGATGAAGGAATAATAAAAAGTAAGAATAAAGTATTTTGGAATCAACCTACAGGCAGTTGGCATTTAGACCAAAGCTTTAGTCAGGATGGCTCTTATTCAACTGATTTATGGCTAGAATTAAACGATTTTGAATATGAAATAATCACCAATAAACCCACATAAAAATGTCAGAAGAAACAACAGTAGAATACAGATTCGCCAACCATAAAGAATGGAAAGAGGCTATGCAAGAAGCCCCAAATCCTAAATGGATAAAAAACAGAGATTTGTCTGGTAGTAAATCCAGCAGTTATATTCCAATCGGAATACAAGAGGCTTTGGCTGATTTATTTTTTAGGGAATTTGATATTGTAGACACACAAATCGAAGTAAATGGAAACCAAATATTAGCACAGGTTAAAATTAATGTTTTGCCAGATTACCCACACGCAGAACACCGCACAATTTCAGGAGTAGCCGCAAGGGTAATGACTAAAGCTGGTAATTCTTTAGAGTACGGAGCCAGATCAGCAAAGAACGCTGCTAAAAGTGAAGCATTAACCGATTTTTCAAACATTTTTGGAAGGAATCTAAACAGAGATTTTGCAAACGATTTTAGCTACAGCAAGGCAAAGAAAACAGATCCTCCAAAGCAAACCACGGATCAAAAGCCACAGCAAACCACGGAGCAAACAACCAAAGACACCAACCTAAACCATAAAAACGATGCTACATCTAAAACAGCCTAAAAAAAGCAGTATAGTTTTAAATTTGCCAGATATAGCCGAGCCACAGGTAAAAGCCCTTCAAAGAACAGAGGATTGGCATAAAAAAAGGCTCGGGAACTGGACAGGGAGCAAGATTAAAAATATAATGGCTTGCAGTCCAAAAGGTGCAAAAATGTCATGGGCCGATGATGCTAAAGTTTACGAATTTTCTAAAGGCGCGATTAAATACGTTTATTCGCGCGCTATGGAACGCAAAACAAAAAGATACATAGAAACACCATCAAGTAAAGCGATGGAATACGGTACAAAAATAGAGCCGTTTATTTGCAAAATTGGAGAGGGTTTAATTAATCAAAAAATTAAAGAAGTTGATTTTATCACTCATCCAGAAATTGAAACATTGGGAGCCTCAAGCGATGGCATTACAGAAGATGGAAAATTTGTAATTGAGATAAAAGCCTGCAACAATTGGGAAACTCATTACGATAGAATGTTTGACTTATTGGATGAAAAAAGTATCGATTTCTGGCAAGTGCAAACTGAAATGTTAGTTTGGGGAGTTAAAAAATGTTATTATTTAATAGCCGAACCGCCTCACTCAATATGGCCCTATATAAAAGAAGAAAAAGTATTTGAAGATTTTAAAAAAGAATGTAAAGTTGATTTTCAAATTGTAGACGCTTCACCATTTCACCAAACCGCATTATTAAAAAGAATAAAAATTGTCGAATCTACCTGCACTAAATGGATACAGGACGGAGGAGATCTAAATAAAATATTTCATGAACAAATTGAACAGAACAAATAAAAGCGAACTCATTGAATTGGCTAAAACCTCAACCGCCAGCGCGATAGCTTTTAAGAATAACATAAGATCAGAAGTGGTTTACTATATTTTCAAAAAGCATAACATACAGCATTTATTAAAGTATAGTCCTAGATTTATAAGTGCTTTTCATCGAAAGGGCGGCCTTTCAAACGATCAGATTTGCGTTGAGTTGGGTATTACTTACGATCATTTGTATAGTGTAGCTACCTCAAAAAAGGTTACAAAATGCCGCTTTGAAAAGGCTAATGAACTCTGTATTGCGCTAAATTATAAAGGTAGTATTGACTACATGGAAAAAAACGGAGCTAATGAGTTTAGGAGAAACATAACCCCTCAATTAAGATGAAGCAAAAGAAACAAGTGGATCAGCATAAAATAGGGATATTATTATCCCTATTGCTTGACTACACCGACGATCACAAAGAAGTAAGTAAAATATGTGAAGAGGTGGTAAATGATCTATATGGTGAGATCCCAGAGCTATCCAGATCTACATATTTTCAAAAAGTATCTTCACTAATTGAAAGTAGAGTATCAAATGATTTATTAATGCTGGGTTTATTGGCAATTAGATCACTAGTCGAGGTAGGAGCCAACGGAAAAACAGCTCTAAAACTGATTAAAGAATTAGAAATCATGTGTAATTCTTTAGATCAAGTTTATGAAATGAATCATTTTAATGATTGTTGGAATAAGCTTAATACTGTAATGAGAAAAAACTATAAACAGATACATCGTTAAAACTAAAACTTTGTTAAATAATAAACGTAAATAGTATATTAATATTATATTTGTTAAAAATAACAACCGAGCAAATCAGCTCAAAAACAACAATCAAATGTCACAAAGAACACTAAATGGAAGTATTGCATTAGATCGATTAATATCGGTAATGATGAAGAAAAAAAACAAAGCTGGACAAGTTATAGAAGGAATATTTATTCCTTTAGAACTTAACAAATTGGAAAAAGTTTCGTACGAAACCCAAGCCGGAACGGTTAATGAAATCCAGTTGCCAATTAGAGCAATTATAAAGGACTCAACCGACGCAAAGGGTCAAGATGGTTTCATAACTAAAGCCATTGGATCAGCAACCTATAAAGCAGCAAGCGAAGCAGAAAAAAAGCTGTTTGGAGACTATAATAACGAGGAAACCAAGAAATTAACGCCCATACTTGGTAATTTAAAAGACTTTTCTGGAGGTGGTGTAAAGGCTAACAATACTCAAATCGCATCCGCCGAGGTTGTAGATGCTGATGATGATGATTTACCTTTTTAATATGGAAAAAAGCAGCAACAGAGAAGAAAGAGTTTTAAAAAAGCAATCAGAGGATCAATTACAATCTTCGATAGTTAGAAAGTTTTCAGAGATCTATCCGGAAAGAAGAGGCCAGCTTTTTCATGTGGCAAACGAAAGGAATCACGCCTTACAAGCTATGCAAGCGAGAAGTAAAGGAATATTTCCAGGGGTTGCTGATCTTATTTATATAGAATTGGGAGCCATGTATCGAATAAGAATTTTAGCAATTGAATTAAAAACGCCAGAAAGCAGTCACAAAGTTGAAACAGTTGAGCAACAGGTCGAATGGGGAGAGATCTTAGAGAAAAACGGCGGGAATTGGCGTCTATGCGACAATATAGACGATGCTATGTATTGCATCAACGGTTTTTACGAGGGATTAACCACCGAAGATGTGAGAGAAAAATTAGCCAATAATGGCAATAAAAAAACTATTAAATTTTAGAAACAACGGTATGAATCGTTAAAAATAAAGAAACCATGAGTTTAAAAGAAAAAATACAAGATATTTTAGAGGTTAATGAAAATGATTCTGTTATTATTGATCTGATAAAAAACGAGATTAAGCATTTTAAAAGAAATGAAAAAAGATTAATCTATGATTTGCAAAAAAGATATACGCATGTAATCCAAAATCGCAATGAATTAGCTCAAGCAATATCTATTAAAGGATCAACGGAGTCTCTGATCTATACAAAAATATATGGCTATGAAAAAGGCGGCTTTGATCCTAGAAATGAGAATACAGAACTAACTAAAAAGATCTGTTTAGCTTTAAAATGCAATAGAGAAGATATAGTTAAAAAGTTTAATTCTTAAAGTTTTGTTAAATGTAGTTTTTAGCCTTGTTGTTAGTATTATATTTGTCCAAGCAATGACGCTAAAAACTATAAATTATGACTTTTACAACAACTACCTTAAACGGAAAAACAGAGCAAGTAATTATAATGAAAACTACTAAAAAAGAAGCTTGCAATATTGGCGGCTTGAAATCTAAAAAAGGTTTAAATCCTGTATGTGTGAGCTTTGGAAGTGATAAAATATTTATTGGCTATGGCTACACAGCAAAAGAAGCTATACAAAACGCTTTAAAATTAAAATAAATCAAACGGGGCTTAACCGCCCTTTTAAAACCCAAATCATGAAAAAAGAAAGCCCCAAATTATCACAAACTCAAAGCGAGCTATTATCACAACGAGAAAGCACCACACCGCATAAAGCAGCAAAGAGAGATTTCATCGAATTAGTATCGGAGATTCTACTAATTAGATTAGAATCCAATACAGATGATAAAAGCATGAGTTATGAAATGGGCTTAAAAGTAGATCCAGGCTCAATTAACTTATCCGAGTTTAGGGAGATTTTAGTTTTAGCTAGAATTAAAGAAATCACTATTGACAACGTAACTTTAAAAATTATAAACTAATGGGAGTCTATGATGCAATAAGAGCAGGAAATGGAGTTATAAGTTTTTTAAATGCAAACGAAAGTAAAATCGATATTGGAAAGCCTAAAATCAAAAGCCATAGGCAACAAGAAATTCATTTAAATAATCTAATTATTAAGTTTGGAGAAGAAAATAATATTAAGATGATAAGAAGTAACTCTTCAAAATACAAAGGCGATTTTTCTCCATTTTTTAGTAATTGCATAGAAGTTCAAAATAATTGGTTTTTATTTAGAAATTGGATTTTCGAAAATTATAGCAATAAATTAACCATCACAAAAACCATTAACTAATGAATAATCAGCAACTAGTATTCACAGAAATGATGGAAGGAGTTACTTTTTTTTTCTTTGCCGCTCTTTTAATAGGGTTTAGCATAGCGGTTTTAAGAATTATCTATATGTTAATAAGTGATTTCTTAGCTATACATAAATTAAAAAAACCTTTTGATTATGAAAAAGAGGCTCAAGAGCTTATGAGAAAGTTAAGTGTGCATAAAGATGTAAATCATTTAGACGTTTACCAAAGTGATGATGAATTTTGGGAATATTATTACAGTATTATAGGAGTTTACAAAGGTGTTAAATTTTTAATATACATTAATAAAGGTCACGAAACAGCTAGGGAAATTTCATTAATAAAACGCATAAGCAAAGACCCTCAAGAAATCCAAACTTTCCTAAAAACAATCACACCACTAAAATTCACATTATCATAAAAAAAGAAGCCATGAAAGACCAGTTAAAAAAAGAAGTAAAGATTATAGGATTAAGCGTCAATAAGAGCTTTGGCGGATTAAAAGCAACTGAGCTAAAGTTTAATGAAGAAAACAGACTCACAGTCGTTAAAGGCGAAGTTGGAAGCGGAAAAACCACATTAAACAGGGCTTTATCCTTAACAACAAAAGGATCTAAAACCTTAGAGGATAACAACCTTTATGGTGAAGTTGATTTAACAGCTCAATTACTAGATGGAGACTATAAAGTTTTCGTTAACTGCAAAACTGACCAGAACGGCAAATTAATTCATAGTATATACACCATTGATGAACACGGCAATAAATTAAAAGATGTTGTTATTGACGGCCAGAAATTAACGCCAGCTAATTACTTAAAAAGCCTTCAAACTTCTTTAACCTGGAGACTGGACGAGTTAACAAGCGAAAACCCGGTTACGCAAAGAAAGATCTTATTAGAATTGTATTCATCAGAATTGGAAAAGAAGGGAGTTATTTTTGATAAAAACCATCCTAAATTTACCGAAAGCATAATTCATAAAATAGAGGTATCCAAAAATGATCGCAACTATGCGGACATGAAGCGAAAAGAAGTTGGAGGAATAGCTGAGGACCTTAAATCAAAAGGTATCGATTATGAGACAGTCAGAGAGTTAAAGGATGTTATTACTTTAGAGCAGCAAATAAGCGCGGCTCATAGCGATATAAATTATTTACAACGTAACGCAAAGCAAGTTCATGAAGCGGCGTTAAATGAGCTAAAAACAAAGGGATTAGAAATAAATGCAAAGCTTAAAGATTTTAGAGATAAGATCAAAGATTCTAATGATGTAAACCAGGAGGAATTAAACCTTTGGGAAGAATTACAGAGGCAAAAAACCGAGGATTTAGATAAAATACAGCAAACTTTAGAAAGTTTAGAATCCAATAATATTGATGAAGTTTTGATGCTTACTCATGCTGGATTACCTATTGACAAAAAGCCAGAAAATAAATTCTTAACTCAATTAGAGTTTAATGAAAAAGGGCAGTGTACCTCACAACCAGAGGATTTTCAAGATGAAAAAATTAATCAGCTTTTAAAGGCTTATATTTTTTCTAAATCCCAATACTCTAAAAAAGCAAAACAAGAGGATATTATCCCAGATACAAGTAAGCAAGAAGAGAAAATAGCCTATTTAAAAGATGAGTTAAATTATAATTATACGTGGAATAAAGAAGCTAAAGCCATTAATTCATTTCATGATTGGAAGGATGCGAATGAAATAGTCAAAGACTTAAAAAATGATTACTACAAAAAATTAACTGGCATTGATACTGGGGTTGATGGTTTGCATATTTCCTTAGAAAATGCAGAAAGCGAAAACATATTTTTGATGTATGATGGCGCTTATGATACCGAGTATTTTCACAATCCAGAAAAGGAGCTTAGAAAATTAAGCTCATATAGTGACACTCAGAAGCCTTTAATTTGTTTATTAATACAAAACTATCTATTGAAGCAAAAAGGAAAGTCAATGCCTTACCTGTGGATCGACAAAGTGCCTATTGATAAGAAAACCAGATTGCTACTTAATAGAATGAGCGAAGAGCTGGGCCTTTGGTTATTTGTTTCATGGACTGGTGATTTTGAAAAAGCTAATTTGGTTGATGGCGAATTGTTAATTGAGAATGGCGATGTATTTTTTTCAGAAAATAAA